ATGAGCCGCGCCGGCGGGCACGAGCGTGGCGCTGGCGGCCGCTACGCCAGTCAGCGCGTGCGCGATATCGCTGCCGACCCGCACGGCACTCGCGAGCAGCGCCGCGCCGCCCGCAATCTGAGCATCAGCTGCCCGCTCGGATGCGCGAAGTGCCGCGCGAACGGCACCCCCCTCGCCAAGCAGGCGGCCGCCACGGCGCCCACAGGGGATGGGACGGCGTGATGGACGCGATGGGCATCCAGGCGCCGGTTTCCGTGCCGGAGTCGGCTCCGGCACGGCCCGGAGCTCTGAGGCGGGCGCTCGGCCGCCGGCGGGCGCGGCGGGCCGCGCGACGCGCAGACCAGAGCGCGGCCGCAGCCGCAGCGCTCTACACCGCGCTGCAGGAGTGGGCGGATGGGTCGGACGAGCGGGCACGGTTCGTCCGCGCACTGGCGACGGAGTGCCGCGGTGTGTGGCTGCGGGAAGCAGCAGCCGGCAGGCTGCGCCGCTGGTTCCTGACCACGGACCACGAGGGCATGAGCGATCTCGTCGTGTCGGTAGATCTCGCTGGGCTCCGCCAGGCGTTGCGCCGTGGGCGGGTCGCTGGCGAGCAGGCGAACCTGGCCATGCTGCGGCGCATCGTCGGCTGATCCTTGGCACGACGAAGCCCCACCCGGAAGGGGGACTACCAGGTGAGGCGTCGCCGCGTCTGCCATCGACAGCGGCAGGTTACCGGGCTCGGTGTCGCCTGCCCTGGCGCTACGGCGCGTGTCGGCACCCGGATATGACGCAGCCCCGCCCGTGTTCCCCATCAGGCGGGGCTGCGCTGCGGATGCCCCCCGCAGACAGGTGCATCCACCGGCAGGCTAGCCCGCACCCCCGGGGCTGGACACGATGAAACGCTGGCCTGTCCCGCACACATGAGGGGCCCGGTCGCCCCCCTGCGGGTGACCGGGCCGGCGGCGCCGGGTTCGAGGTGCGGCGACGCGGCGGTGACGGTACCCGCCATTCCAAGGTCACCCCGGTGACCAGCGCGGCGCGCCGTCAGACCCCGGACACGACGAAGCCCCGCCCGGGGACACGGACGGGGCTTCGTTGCAGATGCACCGGGAGGAGCACCCGCCCGCAGGCTAACCCGCGCTGTTAGGACTGGACATGACGAAACGCCGGCCACCCCGGGTGGGGTGGCCGGCGCTGTCGTTCGCGGCATGGTGCGCCTGGTTCGGCGCCTGTCGGGGTTACCGGGCCGGGTTGACCGGCCCTTGGTTAGTCGGGTCGAGGGAGGCCGAGCCGGTGATGCCGCGGTTCGCGCCGATGGCGCTGAGGATGACGTCGCCGGCGGCGCCCGCGGCCGCGCCGGCCGCAGCGGAGAGGAGAAGCCGGGCGGTGGAGATGTCGCCGGCGGCGGCCGCCGCGGTGATAGCGGCCAGGCTGGCGCCGAACGAGACGCCGGCCGCGCGGGTGGCGCGCTCGGCGAGGTCGCGGGCGGCCGCGGCGATGCGGGTGAGGACGTTACGCACGGGGTTCCTCCAGGGCTATCGGGACGCGGTGGACAGGCGGCGTGCGGCGATTTCGGCGTAGCGCTCGTCGCGTTCGATGCCGATCGCGCGGCGGCCGAGGGCGGCGGCGACCAGGAGGGTGCTGCCGGAGCCGGCGAAGGGGTCGAGGACGACGCGCCCGGGTGGGCAGGAGTAGCGGATCAGCGGGGCGAGGATCTCCCGCGGCTTCTCCGTCGGGTGTAGCGCCTTCCCCCGGAGGCTCTTCGCGGGGATAACGCTGTGGACGAGGCGGGTGCCGTCGTAGAGGTAGGTGGAGGCGCCCATCCCGGAGAAGTGCGGGGCCTTGTCCGGGCCGGAACGCGAGACCGTGCCGACCTTGAGCTTGGAGACCGGGTTGGGTTCCCACTGCGGGTCCTTGTAGATCTCCCGCCATTTCCCTCGGTACCAGTGCAGTGCGTACTCGTGGACCCGGCGGAAGCGGTCGGCGACCGGGCCGGTGCCGGTGGCTTTCTGCCAGATGATGTCCTGGGAGAGGCGCCAGCCACGGAAGTCGTCGAAGTGCTTGAGGAACATCCGCATGCTGCCGAAGCACCACATCGATGCCGCGGCGCCGGCGGCCAGCCCGGGCCAGCCGTCGGGCCATACATCCCAGGCGAGGCTGATCTCGCCGTAGGGAGGGTCGGTGACGATCGCCTCGGCGGTCAGCTGGTCGGCGTACTCGGCGAGGAGTTCCAGGCTGTTGCCGTGATACAGGGTGACCTGGTCGTTTTGGTAGTAGGGGGTGGGTAGCCCCATCAGGTTGGGGTGACGGTGTACGTGCGGGGCGCGGCGAACGCCGCCAGGACGCTGTCGAGCCGCTCGAGTAGCGCGCCGGCGACGGCGGGATCGGCGCCGGTGCCGCCGGCGAGCAGGGTCCGGATCTCCCGGAGGGCGGTCTCCTGGGTGGCGGTCCAGGCGCTGAACGGCCCGCCCAGGAAGTTCTCGATCCGGGCGATCGTGGCCTGGAGGTCGCCGGCCTTGTTGTAGGTCTGCGCGAGGACGTCGCCGACGTCGCCCTGGCGGACGGTGGGCTTGACGTCGCCCATCTGCGCCCAGAGCGCGGCGAGCGTCTTCGCCGCAGACCGGTCCGCGATGGTGTTGATTTCGGCCTCGGTGAGGGGCACGTCTTCCTCCGGGGTCGGTGTGGTGGGTCGGCCGAGCGCGGCGGCGAGGATGTCGCCGCGGCGGTTCGCGCGGATCGTGCCGGGGCAGGAGTGGCCGCCCCAGGCGGCGCCGCCCATCCGGTGCGTGCCGATGCCATAGCCGGACGGCGAGTCGGTGACCTCGGCGCGCCAGCCGAACTCCCGCATCCCCCAGGCGAAGAACTCGCCGAGGCGCTGAACCTGGATGGGTGTGTAGTCGTCGGTGTCCCGGCCGGCGCACTCGCAGCTGATCCAGGAAGCATTTCCAGCGCCCTGAGCCCAGGCTTTGTCGCCGAACACGACGTACTGCTCGAAAATGCCGTCAACCGACAGCCAGAGGTGCGAGCTGACCTCCGCGTCCGGGTTGCTGAACCAGCCGAATGGCGGACTGGTGCCCATCTGGACATGTGGGATCAGGCCGCGGGTGGGCTGGACCATCCCGCCGGAGCTGTGGTTGATCGGAATCGGGCGCCAGCGGGCGCCCGGGTAGCGGGTGGGGTAGCTCGTCACCGGAGGCCTCCCAGGGACCAGATGCAGGCGCTGGCGGCGACGAGCGCCAGGGCGATGAGGAGCGCGGCATAGCGGAGCCGGTCCGCGGCCTGTTCGGCGGGAACGCGGCCGACCGGGCCCATCCCGCGGGGAGGGGGGGTGCCGGCTCTGGTGTGACGGTCGGTCCAGGTGGCCCGGTCGATCTCGCGGCACGGCTCGCCGTCGCGGACCTCGTCCCAGAAGCGGGCCATGGGCTACCCGCGCTCGGCCGGGGGCCGCGACTTGGGGGGCGGGGCCAGCGGCCCGAGCTCTGCCGGGCAGCCCTTCCTGATGTATGCGTCGTAGGCGTCCCAGCTGATGGTCAGGGTAACCGGCCCGGCCGACTCGGGCAGCCGCTCAGCGAGCCGGGTCATGTCCCGTTTGAACGCGCAGTCCGCGCGTACCTCGACGCGCAGCTGGCGAAGCGCACGCTGGGTGTCGCGTACGTACCAAGCAGCGAGGACGGCGAGCAGCGCGGCGAGTAGGACGGCGCCGATCCGGCCGCGGACCGAGCCGATCACCGGGCCACCACCAGGATCGCCGTCAGCCCGAGGCAGCCGGCGGTGAAGAGGAGGGTCCAGGTCCATCCTCGCCAGACGGTGGCCGCGGCGGCGGTGGGTCGTCGCGCGCCCCGCGCCGGGCCCGGTCGATCTCCCAGGCGTCGGGCAGTCCCATCATGAGAGCGCAGACGCCGACGATGATCGGCCGCTCGAGGCCGGTCGCGAGCTCGTGGATGACTCCGAGGAGTCCCACGACGCGTGAGATCGCCTCGAAGATCCCCGTGGCTATGGTCGACCATCGGCGCATGTCCCCTCATCTGTCTGGTGTCGTGCGGGCGGCGCGGCCGTGAGGCCGTCAGATGGTGTGGAATTCGCCGCAGACGATCAGCGCGTCGCCGTTGCCCCAGGTCCAGGGATAGGTGGCGTTGGCGCCGGTCGAAGTCGTCGAGCCGAAGATCATGCGGCTGAAGGTCGTCGCGGACATGACGGTGAGGCCCGCGAACCGCGTGAACGGGGCGCTGTCCGTGCCCAGCGCAACCCCCAGCTGAGGTGCGGTGACGTCGAGGGTGACCCCGGATGGGAGGCCGATTTCGATGACGCCGGCGACGGTGGTGGTGCTGCCCCAGACGATCTGCGCCAGGACTTTGATGACGCCGCTGTTCATCCACCGGTACCAGCCGACCCGTGTCCCGTTACCGATGCTGAGGTTGGTGAGGGACGGGATGTAGGGGGTTTTCGGTCCGCCGGCGACGCCCTGCAGGTCGTCGGCGTCGACGAACGAACCCGCGTAGAAGTTCGGCGGGACAGGCTGTGTCACAGGGGTCTCCCGGTCAGAGGGCGATGCGCATGGGCCGGGCGAGGCGGACGTCGGTGCCGGTGGGCCAGGCCCTGCTCACGGTGTTGATGGCCCGGGTGACGGTCAGCCGCTGCACGGTGATCGTCCGGAAGTCGTCGAACGACAGCGTCGGGTTGACGTTGGTGTTGCCGGCAAAGTACGAGGCGACCAGGCCGACCCGGCCGGTGTCGATCATGTCGGTGGTGACGGTCGTGCTGATCTGCCAGAAGCCCGGTTCGGCGTCGGCGTCGGGCCAGAGGCGGCCGAGGACGGTGTGGCCGACGACGCGCATGCGCAGCCACACGGCGGCGCCGGGGGTGTAGCTGATGCCCGGGTCGGCGGTGGCGAGCTGGGTGCCGGCGCGGGTGACGGAGAGGGTGAGTGCGCCGGTGGTCTCGGCGTGCACCCGCACTCGGTAGAACGCGGTGGTGCTGACGTAGCGGGCGAGGATCCCGGCGAGGACCGCGGCGCCGGTGCTGGTCTGGGGGATGACGATGCGGGTGAGGATCTCGACGTCGCCGAGGTCGCCGACGAGCGTCTGGTGTCGTACGGCGGTGGAGGTGAGCAGGATGGTGCCGACGCCGGCGGCGACACTGCGGTCGCTGGCGGCGCCGCCGGTGTCCTGCCAGGCGCCGCCCACATCGGGGGTTCCCCAGCTGTTCGCCACGGTGCGGCCGAACGCGTCGCGGGCCCAGTTGTCGACGGCGCTCACCCGCACGACCTCGGCGCCGACCCGGGCGTCGAACGGGTGCTGGCCGGCGACCGCGTCCGGGCCGGCGGAAGGCGCCCAGGGCCGGCGGTCGTAGGTCGGGTCGAGCTGGGTGGCGACGACGAGTTCGGTGGCGTTCTGGGTGGCGGCCGCGGCGAGGGCCGAGCCGCTGGTGTCCGCGCGGGTCGAGTCGGGATTCCCCCACACCCCGGGCAGCCACGGGCTCCCAGGGGTGCAGTTGATTTCGACGTCCCACTGATCGACGTTGATCGTCTCGGTGTAGCCGCGGGCGATCAGTTCGACGTCGTCCGGGGGGATCCACGGCGGCGGGTTGATCAGTTGGACGCGGTCGAGGAGGTCGAGGTCGACCACGTCGTCGACGAGGTGCGGGGACGCGAGGAGGTCGACGCGGATCGTGGGGTAGCGGGCCTCGTCCACCGTGCCCAGTGCCATCCGCCAGGCGGCGTGCGGCTCGGTCTGCTCGTCGGCCCGCAGGTTGAGGGTGATCCCGGTGTCGTACCGGCCGGCGCCGGCGGGCGGGGGCTGGACTGAGAGCCGGCCGACCTCGAGCGCGACCCGCGCGGACGCGCCGGATTTGCGGGTGACGGTGACGTCGTTGACCAGGCCCTGGTCGTCGTCGACGGGCCGCAGGTAGGGGGCGATGTCGCCGGCGGCGTAGTCGAGCTCGAGCGCGACGGGCTGGTTGTAGACGGTGCGCCGGCCGCGTAGCCGCAGGCCGAGGGTGTGCCGCCGGTCGTGGAGCAGGCCGCCGTCGACCTCGCCGGTCTCGGCGAGGACGTCCAAAAATGTCGCGATGGGCTGTGGTCCCATCGCGTCCGCCGTGTCCTGCGCGCCACCCACCACGACGGGTACCGCTTCTTCGGCGCCGACGCGGATGATCCGCGCGGCGGCGGTCTCGCCGGTGTACCCATGGTCGGCGGAGGCGTACAGGTCGACGTCGGCGTCGTTCCACACGCTGATGTGGCCGAGCTGCAGGCCCTGGTATCCCTCACCCGGGGTGCACTGCCAGGCCGTGACCACGCCGAGGGTGCCTGCGTACGGCGTGATCGGGAAGGAGCTGAACGCCCCACCGATACTCAAGAACAGGGGCGAGATTTCGACGTTGCCGCCGTTCTGGCGGCCGAGCAGCGCGATCCGCGCCCAGGAGCCGACGAGTCCTGCGACGTTGGCGCTGCCGTCGTAGCCGACGCCGTAGACCAGGCCGCCGGCGGCGTTGTACCCCTCGAACCGCACGAACAGGCCCGGGCCGTAGGTGAGGATTCGATGGTGGACCACGGTGCCCGTGGCCCGGACATCCATCAGCGTCGTGTACGTGCCGACAGGCAGCTCGTCGACGCGGTAGACAACCTCGACGCGCCATTCGCCTGTCTGCCGGTAGCTGGGCACCAGGCCGGTCGCGGCCGCGGGGTAGCCGATCGCGGGCAGGGGCTCGGATCCAGCGCTGGCCTCCCCGGACGCGAACGTCCATCCCGACGGCACCAGCGGGGCGACGCGGGGCAGGGGTGAGGCGGCGTAGGTGGCGGATGCGCCGTCCTCGCACGGCCAGTAGGCGACAGGCAGTGCCGGGGTGCCGCTCATCAGCCGGCGCCGCAGCGTGGACTGCAGCGGGCTGGCGCCCTGGCCCAGGCGGCGGGTCACCCCGGCCGCCTGGAGGGAGACCTGCACGTCGCGGCCGGACAGGTCCCATTCGGTCGGCCAGGCCGCGACCTCGCCGGCGAACCGGGTCCGGTAGTCGGTCACCTCCGCGTCGCCCTGCACCGTCCAGACCCGGCCAGCGGAGTCAGTGAACGAGGTGGCGCCCGGGGTCTGCACAGTCAGATCGGGAGCCGCGACCAGGGTGCCGCCGATCCCGTTGCGGATCTGCGCGCCGTAGACCCGGCACGTGCCCCCCTGAGCGAAGGCGCTGGGCGTGCCCAGGTCGACCGGGGCGGTGCCGGCCGCGTAGATGCTGGTGACACCGGCCTGCACGACCGAGCTGATGAGGTCCCACGGGCCGTTCAGCGACTGGCCGCGGAAGAAGTTGATGGTGCGTCCGCCGCCGCCGTGGTCGACGTCGATGGTGACACGGACGATCACACGGCGGTCCCGGAACAGGTCGAACACCGGCACCGTCGAGGTGGCGCTGCGGTAGGTCGCGCTGGTCCCGTCGGTGGTCCACTCGAAGACCAGCCGGCCGTCGGCCGCCAGGTCGAACAGCCAGCAGCGCTCGTTGCCGGCGTTGTTCCACCTGGCGGCGAGAGTGAGCCAGCCATCGCGGCCGACGCCGTCCGCGGCGCAGTCGACGCGGACGTCGAGGTCACCGGCGATGTTGAGGGCGCTCACGCCTGGGGTGGTGATCCGTCCCGTGTCGAGGGCCAGGTGCGTCGGGCCCTGGCGCACCTGCACCCGCACCGGGGTGTTACGGCCGAGGACGCCGTAGTACGGGCTGTACGGGTTGCGCGGGCTGTACTGGCCGCCCCGGTTGTTCAGGCTGAACGAGCACGCCGACGGATCGGCGCGCGGAGCCTCGTCGGCCTGCCCGTGGCGGATCACGACCGGGTTCCGCACGAACACGTCGTCGGTCACGTCCACCCACGCGGAACCGATCCGCAGCTGGGCCCGCGTCTCAGGTCCCATCAGCCGGCCCCGAACGCGGTCTGCACGGACCCGCGGCCGTCGATCTTCACCATGCGACGGACCAGCCGCTTGAACTCCTCGTCAGCGCCGGTCACGTCGAGGACCACCCGGCCCTGACCACCACCGCCACCGGAGGTGACGCCGCGCGGGAGCGGGGTGACCCGGGCACCGCGGGGCAGGTCGAGCAGCTCGGGGCCGGCGTCGCCGACCACCGCGGGGCCGCCGCGGCCGATGATGCCGCCGGCGGCGAGTAGCGGAATGTCAGGGATGCTCCAGCTTTTCCCGCCGAGCTTCGGCACCCAGCCGGGCACACTGAACCCGACCTTGCCGACGCTGTTGTTCCAGGCCGAGGCCACCGCGTTGAACGCCGATTTGAACGGTGCATAAATGATCTGTCCGACGGGAGACAGGGCGGAGCCCAGGTTTCCCGGCAGATCTTTGAACCAGTTCAGCACCCCGATGCCCGCGTTTTTGATCTCGGTCCAGTGCGTGACGATCTGGATCACCGCCGCACCTATCGGCCCGGTCAAAATGCTCAGCACAAGCGGCCAGTTATCCCGCACCCAGCCGAGAGCAGCGGACGCCCCATTTCGAATAGAATCCCAGTGTTTTACTATCTGCCCAACCGCAATTCCAACGGGCCCGGTCAAAATCTGAAGCAAAAGCGGCCAGTTATCCCGCACCCAGTTATAGACAAACTGTATCGCGGTCCAAATACCCGAAAAGGCGCCGTTGATTATCTCGCGCGCCGTTTCGGATTTCATGTACAAGGCGACAATCCCGGCCGTCAAAGCGACAACGGCTATTATGATCAAAGAAACGGGATTGGCGGACATCGCCGCGTTAAAAGCCCACTGCGCGGCAGTCCCGATAGCCGTGGCGACCCGCCAGGCGGTCTGCGCGGCCGTCCAGGCGGTTGTGCCGACCCGCACCGCGAGAATCGCCCCGGCCAGCACACCGAGGACAATAATGAGCGGCTGAACAAATCCTCGGTTTTGCATTCCGAACTGCACGAATGTTCCGGATATCTCGCCGAGCTTCTGCATGGCGGAACGTTTGAAGGTCTCCAGCGCCCTGGCCGGGTTCTCGGCAATCGTGGTCATGGCAGCGTCCGTGCGGCCGGCGATGTTATCCATGCCGGCCGACGCCGCGGCAGTCGCCGGGTCAAGCGCATATAAAGCGGCACCAAGCGTGTTAGCTGGATCACCGAACAAGGCAGCCGCAGCGTTCAGTTTCGTCTGCTCGTTCGAGGTGCCACGCAGCGCATCCATGGTCATCTGCAATGCCTGCTGCGCGGCAGGCCCACCTTGACCGATCATCCTGGACATGTCGGCCGCGTTCAGGCCGATACTTTGGAAGGCGGCCTCGACCGAGCTGCCGCCCTTGAGCGCGGTCTCACCGAAAATACCGATCGCGTCGGCGACCTGATCGGCGTCACGGGCACCGCCCTTCAGGCCCTGCGAAATAAGACCGGTCATGGTCTGGCCGTCGACGCCTACCCGGGCGAACAGGGGCGCGTATTCGTTGAAGGTCTCCAACAGGTCGCCGGCCTTGTCACCGGAGCCCTGCAGGCCGGCGACGACGATGTCGAATGCCTCATCAGCGTCGGAAGCCAGGCCGTTGCGCAGCAGGTTCCCGACCGCGGCGGTGGTCACGCCCAGGTCCTGATCGAAGGTTTCGGAGACCATCAGGGCCTTGGACGCGATGCCTTCCAGCCCACCCTCGGCCCCCTCACCGAGATCGCCAATGTTCTGTTGCACGCCCTTAATCGCGAGGCCGACCGTGTCGAGGGAGTCCCCCCACCCGTCGGCGTACACGTCGCCCTGGACCCTGCCGAGCTCGGCGGCGCGGTCCCCGCTCGCGCCGAGCTGGGCGGCGAGCTTGTCCCCGGCGGCCTCGGTTTCCAGGCTCTGTGTGATGCCGGCGGCCAGGCCGGCGCCGACGCCTGCGCCGATGGCGGTCGCGGCGGAGGAGATCCGGTCACCCATCCGGGTGACGGTCGATTCAGCCCGGGCCATCCCCGCTTCGAGGTCGCCATCGAGGTCGTCGGCGTCCCCGGCGATCCGCACCAGAAGGGTCGCGAGCCGGCTGGTTGTCGCCATGACGCCGCCCTTCTGAAGTTGTATCGGTGCCGCCCAGCGCCTTGTTCATCGAGCGGACGGCGGCAAGTTGGTCTTCCCACGTCTGGGGCTTGTGGTCCCATTCGAGGAGGAAGTCCGCGAGTTTCTTCCGGACGCCCTTTTTGCTGGCGAGCATGTTGGTGATGGTGGCGGCGATGAGGGCCGCCTGGTAGTCGCCGCGGACGGGGCCGAGCGGGCCGTGTACCTGCTCGTAGGCGGCCCAGGCGGTGATTTCGCGGGAGTCGATGCGGGCGAGGAGCTCGCCGACGGTCATGCCGCCCAGGGCGAGGGCTAGTCGGTGGTGGAGTCCTCGTTCTGGGCGCTGTCGAAATCCTCGGTCAGCTCGCCCAGATCGTCCTCGGACAGGCCGCAGAGCTTCTGCGCGGCTTCGAAAAGGCGGTCGATGGGCTTGGCGTTGCGCCGGCCGAGCGCGGACAGGTCCGCGTCGCTGAACATCGGGGCTCCGGTTTCGTCGACCGCACACAGAATGATCAGTTTGGCGCGGGCGTTGCGCATGTTGACGCGCCGTTCCCGCCCCTTCTGGATCAGGCAGGACTGCTCGAAGGCGTCGCGCTGGGCGCCGGTGATGGATCGGAGCCGCACGGCGCCGCCCCATTCCGGGCATTCGACGTCGACGGTCTTGCGGTCGTCGGCATTGAGGATCGCGTCGCGACCGAGAAGGGCCATGTGTCAGCTCCCGAGGGTGGTGAGGTTGGGCTTGCCGCTGACCTTCCAGGTCGCGCTGCAGGCCACCTTGTCGTCGTGGGGATATTCCGGCTCGACGTTGGTGAGGACGAGGGCGACCTCCCAGCAGGTCTGAACCGCGTCCGGGAACACGACCTGGTAGTTACGGGGACCGTCGTCGTCAAAGTCCTCGTGAAGGCTGGTGTGGGTGTCCTCACCGGTGTCGTAGTTCATGTCGATGCTGATTTCGCCGCCGTCTTTGATCCCACCGATGAACTCACGCCACTGCTGCGGGGAGCCGTGGGAGGTCATATCGAGCGTTTCCCGCTCCATACCGGGACCGGAAATGTTGGTGACGTAGGCGATCGGGGTGAAAACTTCGCTGGGAGCTCCGTTGCCCCGGCGGAGCTCGGTACCGAAGGCGTCCATGCCGCCCATTCAGACCTCCTGAAGGATCGTGCTGGTGATGCGGAACCGGAGCACGTGGTGGCGGATCCGGGGGTCCGGGTCGGGCAGTGCCTGGGCGAACTCGAGCCGGGTCGATATCCACCTGCGGCCGGTGATGGTGAGCGGCTGGTGGTCGAGGAGCGCGACGAGCCGGTCAACGATCGCGTTGCCTTGGGCGTAGCCGCGGATCTCCGTCCAGACGTGGAGGGTGAGCAGCGTCTGCCGGCCGTATCCACTGTGGGTGTTGTCCGGGGTTTCGATGGCCTCGCCGAGCGTGATGTACGGGCGGCGGGCGGTTTCGGGAACGAAGTCGAAAACACCTGTGATCACGGGTCGTCGCCCATCAGGATCGGGTCGGCGGTGAGCAGCTCGTACACGGCGCGCTGCACGGGGCCGAGGCTCGCCGCGGCGGTCGGCGGTACCCAGGGCACGGGGATGACGCCGCGGGCGTGCGGGGCGAGCTGGACGGTGCCGGCGGCCGCCGCGCTGGTGCGCCGGCCCGCCGCGCCAGCGCCCCGGGCGGTCAGCGTTCCGGAGCCGGTGCCCTGTCGGGTGGTGGTGATGATGGCCGTGCCGAGCAGGATCCCGCCGGCGGTCGCGGAGGCCCGGTGCCCGGCCGGCCCAGCCGCGGTCCCGACGGCGCTGAGGCCACCTCGGGTGCCGCCGGCGGCCACGCGAACCGGTGTGACCGTGCCGCGCAGCTGCAGCGCGCCGGCGGCCGCGGCCGTGGTGACCCGGGTCGCAGCCGCTCTTCCCGCCTCGGTGACAGCGGCGCCGGTGTCAGCTGGCCGGCCGCTCGTCAACGCCGAGGCTCCGGCTACCGCCAGGGCGGACGCCGCGTCCGCCCTGCCTGGTATCACCGGGGTGCCGTTCACCGCGGGGACCATCGACAGCGCGCTGGCTGCGGCGGCGGCCGGGGCGGTACGGACCGCGGTGACGGTGCCGACGAGCAGCAGCCGGCCGGCCGGCGCCGCGGTGCCCGTCCGGCTGGTGGTGGTCGCGACGGCGAGCGCCAGGCGGGCGCCGGCGGTGCCACCCGCGGCCCGGATCGCGGTGGCCGCCGCGGCGACCGCGGGACGGGCCCCGGGCGCCGAGCTGGCCGCGTGCACGCCGACCACCGCGCCAGCGAGGCCGGTTCGACCGGCCGGGCCGGCGGGGGCGGTGCGGCGGGCGGTGGAGGTGCCCGCGGCCGCGGCCGCGCCGGCGGTGCTGCCCGGCCGGGTGCCGGCGGTGGTGGTCTGGGCGGCGGTGAGGAGGGTGCCGGCGGCCTCGCTGTCGACGTCGCCGGCCGGGTCGGCCTCGCCGATGCCGTACGGTCCCAGCCCGAAGCGGCGGGTACCGAAGCCGGCCACGGTCAGGCCGCCGGGAGGGCGTACCGGTCGGCGAGGTAGGCGACGACACCGCTGATCTCCGTCTGGGTCAGCGCGCGGCCGATCACGGACAGGTCCGCGACCTCACCGGTGAGGTAGTTCGCGGTGCCACCGCTGTTGGTCGCCAGGCGCAGGCCGGGCAGCGCGGCGTTGACGCCGGTGCCGGTGGTGCCTCGAGTCGTGAACGAACGGCTGTCCCAGTGGATGGTCGAGCTGGCGCCGTTGTAGACGATGACGGCCACGTGCCAGGCCAGGTCAGCGGGCTCTCGGCTGTTGAGTTCCCCTGCGGCGCCGGCGCCGATCTGCACGACGGTCGGCGTGGATCCCGCGTAGACGAACACCCCGGTGCGCCCTGACCACCAGTTCATCGGCTGCACGCCGTTGAGGTCGAAGCGGGCGACGGCGGCGATCGTGATCGGTACCGCGTGGCTGGCCGCCCACGCACCGGTGTCCATGTGCTGGGAGTTCGCCGCGTTGAACGACACGGACGGCCGGCCGTTGATCCGACCGGTCAGGTAGGTGGGGCGGTTGGTGCCGGTCTGGGCGAGGGCCGCCGTCTCGGATCCGGCCACGGGCGTCCACGTGGACACCGGGTCGTTGTTGGCCAGGCCGGTGATCGCGCTGGCGTCATACCGGGCCAGCAGGCCCGACAGGCCACTCGGGTCGATCATGGCGGGGGTGTGGACGCGCATGCCGGCCAGGCGGGGGCTGCGCAGGCTCTGCTCGACCTGCTCGGCGATGTGGGCGTGGCCGCGGTCGGTGGGGTGCACCAGGTCCGGGTCGAGCAGGTTCCAGGCGTCGGCGCCGTTCGATGCGGGGAAGTGCTGGCTCACGTCGGCGTAGGCGATGTTGACAGGGTCGTTCGCCGCGAGCTCGCGCATCACCTCGAGGTAGGCCCGCCACGGGTAGGCCGGGGTTGCACCGACGTCGAGCCGTGGATACGTGCCGGGCAGGAGGATCGCCGGCGGCGGGTACGCGACGGCTTTGATGTTGCCGATCAGCGTGGTGAGGTTCGAGCCGAAGGCGCCGGGGGCGACGCCAGTCGCGTACTCGTTCGCCCCCAGCATGATCGGGCAAAGACCGGCGCCGAGCTGGGCGATCCGCACGGGGATGGACGGGCCGAGGAAGTCGGAGGTGACGGCGCCGGCGCGGCCGGACTGGTACACCTGCACGCCGGCGGCCAGGTCGCCGTTGTGGGCGTACACGCCGCTGATCACACAGGCACCGATCGCTGTGATCGTCAGGGAGTGTGAGCCTGCGGTGAGCACGGCCGACGACCAGGTGCCGTCGTGCCTGTTAGCGGCCCCGGTCGTGTCCGGGGTGATCGTCGTGGCCGCGCCGCCGTCAATGCTGACCGAGAACTGGCCGGCGCCCGGGCCCTGCTCGAACAGGATCGTGACGCCCGTGGTCAGGGTGAAGGTGCGGCTCATCGTCGCGCCGATGGCCAGGGTCACTGACTGCAGGCCGAGGCCGATGACGGCGGTGCCGACGGTGCCGGTGGTGGTCCAGCCGGTGTCGACGCCGGCGACGTGCGCCCCGCCGGGGATCCCGGGCGGGTTGAACCGGCCGTGCAGCAGGTCGCCGAGCCGGTTGACGTAGCGGCGGTCGATCACGCTGGCGCCGGTCCCGAACGTGGTCGACGAGCCGATGCAGACGATCCGGGTGGGGCTGGTCCACCGGCCGGCGAGTGAGGCCCGCCAGGACCGCAACGCCTGCACGGCCCGCGGCGCCTCCACCTCGGCGTCGAACGCGCCGAACGCATCCGTGACGTCCTGCCCCCAGACATCCGGATCCAGGGGATCGGTCGAGATCGCCGGCAGATCGTAGTCGACCATGGTCAGCCGGCGAGGGTGAGCGTCATCGCGTTGACGTTGATCGTCCCGGCGGCGTCGAACGTCTCGACACGGATCCGCTGGACCAGGCCGGAGCCGGCCGCGGTGATGTCGACCGCGGATCCGCCCTGGGTGGCGGACAGCTGCAGGGTGTCCGTCGCCGCGTTGATCACCCAGTAGTGGGCGCCCACGGTGAGACCGGCCGGGACGGCGCCGCCCACTCCGGGCAGGACGGTGACGCGCTGCCCGTTGCTGTACCCGTGACCGGGTGAGGTGAGGGTGTCCGTGGTCGCCGCGGCGAACTGCCGCGGCGCCTCGCCGCCGCTGTTCGGGAGCATGCCGCGGAACACCCCACCGGTCACCGCGGTCCACAGGCCCAGCCAGGCACCGGTCGACCCGTCCGGCATGGCCAGGCTCTCCGTGCCGGTCATCGCGACGACCGCGCCGGACGCGGCGTCCCAGGCGATCGCCTGCCGCGCCGTGCTCGACTCGTTCGCGCCGGACGCCGAGTAGGCGGAGTGCACGGCCAGGTACCCCATCAGGGTCGCGGCCTGGTCCAGCGCGGCGTTCTTCACCGCATCCGTCAAGATCGGCATGAGTGTCCTTTCAGGCTCCGAGCTCGCGGCTGATCTCGCGAGTCATACGGCGGGGCAGCTCGGCGCGCTCAGCCTCGGCGGCCGGGCCGAGCATCGGCTGAGCTGGGGAATGCGACGTTCCGAACTCGACGAAGTGGCCGTAGAAGCCGTCGCCGGTGAACCCGACATCGCCGCCCAGGCCGTCGCCGTCGACCTGCGAACCGATCCCGACCTGTTGCAGATCTCCGGTACGGACCGGAGCGCGGCGCTCGGCGTCGGCCTGGACGGCCTCAACGGACTGCTCAACAGCGCGGCGGATCCCGCGGAGCACCTGCCCCTCGATACGGCCGATTGCGTCACGCAGCTCTTTGAGGCCTTCGATGCGAACCGCCTGGCCACGTCGCGCCATCAGCGGGCCCTTTCCTCGATCAACGTCCGCATCGCGCGGCGATCCCGGCGAGCGGCGCGGTAGCGGCCGGCGAGCTGGTAGGACTGCTCGGAGCCGATGGTGCGGCTGATCCGTTCCTGCGGCGGATGCCACAGATGCCACAGCACGCCGGGGAGGCGAACCACCTCACCGAGCAGGGTGTCGGCGGCCCGACCGAACGCTGCGTCCTCGCCACCCCAGCCACGGAAACGGGGGTCAAAGCCCCCCATGTCCTCGAAGGCCTCGCGGCGGATCGCGAACAGGCCACCACCGCGCATCCCCGGGTAGGGCCGCTCGGCGAGCGCCTGGCGGGCGGCGCCGACAACCTCGAGCGCCTCGCCGGCGAGCACCCGAGCGGACGCGGCCGCGGTGAGGCGGCGGACCTGCCGGTGAGGCATCACCCACGGCGCGCCGCCGGCAGCCAACGCGGCCGCCCTGGTGACCGTGTCGGTGGGCGTGGCCCACACGTCGGCGTCGGCGACGACCAGCACGTCGGCGGTGCAGCCCTCGAGCGCCCGGGCGACCGCGGCCGCCTTGCACCAGGGCCCGACCGAGGCCGGTAGCTCGCCGACCCGCAGCTCCCACTCCGGGAAGGTGGTGCGCCAGCGGTCAGCGAGCCACTGCCAGTGGCGGTCCCGCTCGCCGCCATCCGGCCGCCAGGGGACGACGACCGCGACCCGCGTCATGCTCCGAGCTGGGCCAGTCGGGCGTACTTCTCCTCTGTGGTGTGGCCGTCCCAGTCCGACGGACGCTCTTCGAGTCCGGGCGGGAACAGGCCCATGTCGGCACGGTTGACATGCCAGCACAGCTGGCCGGCCGGGGTGTGGATACAGATCACCGGCCACTCGGGCTCGGCCTCGTCGATCGCCCAGTGCGCCTCATACGCGCGTGCGAGGTGAGCGACCAGATGGGCACGCTCGCGATAAGCAGCGTCAAGCTGCTCGGCAGGAACGAGGATCGACATTAGAGCGCCGCCCGGACGAAGCAGTCCTTCGCCTCGAGCAATTTGCGGAGGCCGGCGGTGAGCTCCGGTCCGTCAGGCAGGGTGCGCACCATCTGCTCGGCGAGCTCGCCGAGGGGCCGGGAGACCTCCTGCAGGTGGGCGGGCAGGTGCGCCCAGGTGAAGAACTTCAGCAGGCCGAGGGTCGCAGGGTGCCGGTCGTCGAACTCCCCGGGGCCGCCCGGAATCGCGTCGTCCATGATCAGTTCTCCTGTTCTCGGGTGGGCGCGGGATGATGCAGGCATGAGCTCGGAACTGAAGCCCCTGCTAGAAATCCAGGACATGGAGGTCGAGTACGACACCGAGGAGGTGCCGGCGGATGCTCTCCCGGAAGGCGATCAGGGATTCCGCGTGTACAGGCACTCGGGCCTGGTCGCGGTCACCATGAGCGGCCGTCGGCGTGACGGTGCAACGGCCAAGGTTCGGGTGACCGTCGAGCAGCACAGCGACCTCGACCGGGCGATCGGCTACGCCGTGCAGCGGATCACCACCGCGCCGGCCGGGGTGGCAGAGGAGGAGCACCGGCACGAGGGCGGTGCGTGGCGCCAGGTCGGGTCGTCCGTCGGACTGACGCCTTAGCTCTCCCACCACCGGTAGGGGGCGGGGTCGCGGAGGAGGCCGGCGTCGGTCGGGCTGAGGTACCACCAGTGTTCGCGGAACACCTCGTGCAGCAGCTCGTCGCCGCCTTGGGCGTGGAGCCGGCCGTAGGCACGCCAGTGGGCGCCTTCGTGCTCGGGCAGGTCGGGTGCGGCCGCGTACGCCGCAGCGCCGTTACGGCCTTTGCGGGCGAACTGCTGCGGGCTGCGCGCCGGGAAGTGGCGAACGGCCAGCGCGCCCTCGAGCGGCGGCCCGCCGGCGGGGAGGGTGACGCCGTGGTTGCCCTGATGGATCACCGCACCGGGCTGCCAGCGCAGCGCGACCTTGCCCAGGGGGCCGGGATCGGTCTGCCGCCAGACCATCGTCCGGAACGGATCGTCACCGGGCTCGTCGAGCGCGGTCGCCAGGTGGTTGTACAGGTCGGCGACGGCGTAGGGGCGGCGGCTGGCGGTGAGGACGTCGGCGATCCGGTCGGCCGGGGAGTACCAGAGTTCGTCGGCGTCGAACGGCACGATCCAGGTGGCCTCGAACAGCCGGTGCGCGATGCCAGCGAGCTTGGTCATCTTCGCCGACTGGTAGTAGGCAGGATCCCGATCGTCGACAACGACCAGCGGTAGGTCGGGGATGAGGGCGTCGAGGATCTCCCGGGTGCCGTCGGTCGACCCGTTGTCAGCGACCAGGAGCTGGTCGACTTCGCCTGCCATGTGCCGCAGGGTGCCGGCGATGATGTCGGCCTCGTCACGCACCATCGCGATCCCGACGACGGTCACGCCAGCCCCCGAGCCCGGCGGGTCTGCTCGTAGTACTCCGGGTCGCCGCCGCCGAGGTAGACGATCGCCTCGGCCGCCCATCCGCGTTGCCAGCCCATCGCCCACACATCTTTCGTCAGCTGGTGGTCCTCCATCGTTCCGTCCGCCGTCCATGGCCGTTCCGAGTAGCGCAGCCCGGCGTCGTACAGCTCCCGGCGAATGATCGAGTTGCCGCCCACCGGCCAGGACGGCATCGATGTCCACGGCTCGTCCCCGGCCGCGGCCAAGCCGACCTGGCCGACCTGCGGGTCGGTGAACGCGGCGAGCACCCGGTCGCACCAGCCAGGCACGAACTCGGTGTCGTTATCGATCCGATGCAGCAGCGTGGTCTCGAGCGGCATCGACTCCCAGCCCCGGTTGGTCGCGTAGCCCGGATACCGGTTCTCGCCGAGAAGAACTACGGGTACGTCCAGCGCTGCCAGCCAGTCCGTCACCTCGGCCGGAGAGCCGTTGTCGACGATTACCACGGAATACGACACGGTAACCGTGGCGAGGTAGCTCTTGAGGGTCCGTTCGGTAAGTTTGCGCCGTTTGTAGCTGACAATGCAGCTGTGTATATGGGTCACTGGAGGACGATCGCGCTGACGGTGGTGGCTTTCAGCAAGGCGCGATGCACGTCCACCGCCGCATCGCTGGCACAGACATACTCCACTTCCGTCTCCTCTGCGAACTCGGAGGCACCGGAAGCGATCATCGTCACGTAGGCGGAGCCGGCGCTCGCGCGAGTGTTGTCATTTCCGGCGATGCCATCGACGAAGCCACACTGAATAAAGGACTCGGAACCGAGGGAATTGTCGACCCAAGCCTTGGCGAGCAGCTCGTACCGGCCGGCCGGTAGCGTCACCGCCGCCACGGTGACGCTGCCGTTCACGCTCTGTGGACCGGCGGTGTAGTCCTCGTAAACCGTCCCGCCGCTGGCCATCACCGCGACGGTTCCGCTGGTCGGATCGAACGGGTCAGCGCGCGCGATCGCCGCGGCGGCAACCACGCAGACGACCAGCACCGCGAGTACGGCGATCAACGATGTGCCTCTCTTACGGATCATTGCCCGCCCTTCCTCGGTAGCCGATCCCGACGGCTGTCGTGGACGGCTAGCCTTCCGATATGGGGACGCACCCACTCGAGGTGGGAACTACCGGCGAACGAGTGCGCCGTCGCGTGACGCAGCTGCGGAAGGCACGGCGCCTGACGCTCGTGCAGCTCTCGGAACGGCTGACGGATCTCGGGCGCCCGATCCTGCCGACGGGGCTCTCCAAGATCGAGCATGGTGAGCGGGGGCTGAGCGTCGACGATCTGGTTGCGCTCGCGGCGGCGTTGGATGTCTCGCCTGAGCAACTCATCGATCCGTCCCCGATCATGCTGGCTGTGGAGACCGTGATTCAGTAGCCGGTGCCTGCGCGCTGGTGGCCGATGTGTTCCACCCATTCGCCGCTGTCTCGAGCGCCCCAGAAGCCGAAGCGGACCGCCGGACCGGGGACTCCCCAGGGCAGACCGCGCTCGAGCAGGCCGAGGCCGAACCGGCCCTCCGACTCGGCGCCCGTCGGCCAGCCCGTCGAACAGAGTGCGGCCCTGTAGAGACAGGGGTTGGTGGTGAAGAACCGTCGGTGCTCGAGCCAGGCGTGTCCGTCGTCGTCGCCGGAGATCTCGACGTAGCTGCCGGGGTGCTGCTCGACGATGCCGCCAGCGGCCCGTTCCGCGTCGTTCCAGGGCTGCCGGCGGAGCGCAAGCTGGGCGAGGTGCGGGCTGGCGGTGAGCACCTCGGCCATCGCACGCAGGTCGACCGGCTGGCGAAAGACGAAGTCGTCTTCGAGGTGGAAGACGAAGTCGACCTCAGCGGCCTCAGCTTGGAGGCTGAGGACTGTCCACGCCCACCGGATGGACCCGCCGAATCCAGCCCGGCGGTTGCTCGCCGAGATCAGCTCAACGTGCGGGTATCGCCTCCTGAGCACCTCACGATGGTCGCCATCGCCGGTGTCGTCGTGGATCATCCACCGGACGAGCGGGCCACCGAGGTTCCACTGGGCCGACTGAATTGTCCGGTCGAGCAGGTCGTCGCGGCCGTCGGTCATCACGAGCACGGCGATGTTCACGGAGGTCAGCCCCGTGCCAGGGTCACCCAGATAGCCGCCGCCTCCCGCAGCAGAGGCAAGGCCTCCTCACGGGGCGCCAGATCAGCCATCGCCTCGAGCTTCTCCGCGACAGCCGCGGCACGGTTCCAGGGATCAGGAGGCGACGGCTGGTCCTCGTTCACGACGTGAGCCACTGGATGTCCTCTCTCACAGGATGCCGTTCGCTGCCGCGATGGCGCGGTGCGCGGCGAGCCGGGTCTGCCTGCTCGGCGCCCGATTCCGGCTGCCGGGGCGGACGTGGGCCCGGTAGATCGCCGCGGGCATGGCCTCGAAGCTGGCGCCGGCGAGGTGGCAGCGCAGCCAGAGATCCCAGTCCTCGGACCAGTCGAAGTCGCGCCAGCCGCCGACCTGGCGGACCAGATCGGTGCGGACGAGGGCGCCGACGACCAGCCAGTTCCCCTGCAGCAGGCAGGCTGCCTGGCAGTGGTGGCTGTGACCGGCCACGGTCGGCACAGCCGGGGTGCTCGCGCGCAGCCGGCCGAGGCCGCGGACATAGCGCACCGCCGGCGCCCGGACATCGGCGGTGCCGGCGGCCATGGCGTCGAGGTAGCCCGGCTCGAGCTCGTCGTCGGCGTCCAGGTGGATGACCCACTCGGTGTCGACGAGGGCCAGGGCGCCGTTGCGGGCGTCGTGGAGGGTCTCTGCGTGGTAGTGGACGACGGGGACGCCGAGCGCCTCAGCGGACGGGATCGCCCGGCGGACAGCGAGGTCGTACCACCAGGACAGGCCGAACGTGCCGATGGCGACGGTCACGTCCACAGCGACTCCCGCTCCCGGAACAGCGGCTCGCCCTGCCGCATCCGCCGGCGGCGCTGCAGGTACAGCCGGTCTACCGGCGCTTTCCGGTAGTCGGGGTGCAGGTGCTCGACGTGGGAGTTCTCGGCGAACGCCCAGGCGCCGCGAGCACGGGCGACCTGTACGAGCTCGTCGTCGCAGTACTCGTGCCAGTAGCCCTCGTGCAGCACCTCACCGGCCTGGTCCGCGGTCGCTCCTGGCTGGTCGGCGTACGCCCTGGCGACGAGGCTGTGGGTGGCATGCTCGCCGGCGAGCACCCGCGGGCTGCCGAGGTCGTTGGTTCCGACGACACCGATGCCGGCGGCAAGCTGGGCGCGGGCGGCCTGGTACCAGCCGGGGCGGAACAGCAGGTCGGAGGCGCCGAGGAACAGCAGCGGCCGGTCGGTCGCTCTGTACCCGGTGTTGATCTTTCGGGCGTAGTCGCCGCGGTCGTGCCGCACCGCGAGCGCCCGGCCTCCCACACGGCCGATCTCGGCGACGACCGTGTGATCCCTTGGGGTGACCAGCCACAGCACCTCGGCGTCGGGGACGGTCGTACCGATAGACATGAGCAGGGGGGCGACGCGGTGTGGCCGGCCGAGCATCGGCACCAGGATCGTCAGCTCAGCACCCGTGCTGTCGGTCATGCCGAGCACCTGCAGTACCCAGCGAGCTCGACAGGCCCCTCGCAGCTACCGCAGACACCCGCCGCCATGGACGGAGCGCTGGGCATCGGCATCCGCCGCAGGACAGCGACCTGCCCGTCCCAGTCCTGCGCGGTCGCGGCCGCGGCCTCGCCCCCACGGGTGTGCCGGTGCTGCCCACCCTGCACCGAGTAGCGCGAGTTCGCGCCAGCGGTCACGAGGCCAGGCGGGAGCTTCACGATGGCTCGTCTCCCGGCTCGGCCTGGACCTGCACCAGGCCGGCCTTCCTGTAGCGAGGCGTGGACGGCTCGACGACGGAGTCGACGCGGAACGTCTGCCCGTCACCGCGCAGCTCGTCGCCCCGGGCGATGTCGGCGTCCGGCTCGGCGTAGCCGTTGTGGGTCAGCTCGGCGCCGGCCTGCGCGGCCAGCAGCCGCTCGGCGGCGGACGCCTGGTCGATCTTCATCGGCACGGTGTCGACGAGCATCGGGGTGACGGTCTGGCCGCCGGCGCCGTCGTCCTCAGCCACCGGCCGCCACACCTCGAGCTCCCGGTTGAGCCGGCGGGTGATCCTCACCAACACCACTCCGACGGCTGCACGGGCAGATCTCCCTCCAGTTGGATGGAACCGAAGCCGGCGCGGCCCGCGGCGCGGCGCACCGTCTTCGTCTCGGCCTTGGTCAGGTACAGGTCAGCGCTCGCGTTGCCCATCTGCCAGCTGTGATCACCCAGGGTTTCCCCTGTGAGCCCCTCGGGGTTATCCGTGCTGCGCCGGACCATGGCGACCACGACCGGCACCACCACATCCGGCGTGGTCACCGTGACCCCGTCGCCGGCGACCCAGTCGAGGCCAGCCTCCAGGCGTACGAGGGCGCTGGCGTCGCCGAGCAGGGCAGTCAGCTGCGCCTGCTCAGCGATGTCCAAGTCAGCGAGGACCTGCCCGGTCCGCGTGAGGTAGGCGGCCAGGTCGACCAGCGGTGGCAGGGGCACGTCAGCTCAGGCTGGCGAGCTCGAGCTTGTACGCCCGGCGGATGTCCGTACCCGCCTCGTTCTCCGCGACCACCGCGGCGCCGGCGAACGTGGACAGCACGCTGGCGTCGGAGAGGATGTTCGGGTCGTACTGGAAGATCTGCCGCATCGAGATGCCACCGCTGGTCGTGGTGGCGGACTCGCGGGCTCCGCGCGGGGCGACCGGCGACCGGTTGGCCATCACGAACCCGGAGCGGTGGTACAGCACCGCGGTGCCCGCGTCGAGCCCGTTGGCCTCCACCCAGGTGAACCCTCGCCACCGGCCGATGATCGCCTCGCGCAGGGCGGTCTGGTCACCGGCGGCGTCCGCCCGGGAGAACTCGTCGAGGCCCAGGACGACCTCGGCGAACTCCGGCGAGCAGGCTGCCCACCGGTCCGTCGCCGGCGCGTTCGCCCGGGAGATCGCGGTGCGGGCCTCCAGCACCCGGCTCTTGATGTTGGCGGCGGTGACGTCGTCGTCATCCGAGGTCAGGTCGTTCATCGCTGTGGCGAGCTCGTTCTCCGCCCCGGTGGCGACCGCGGCGACCTGCACCCGGGTGACCTGTCGGGCGAAGTCCTCCAGCTCCAGCGACGCTTCCTCGTCGGTGATCCGCTTCGCGTGGTAGAGGTGCTCCAGCGAGACGTCGACCGGGACCTCGTTCACGGTGTCGTAGGTGATCGTCGTCCCGGGGGTGGCCTGCTTGCGGGCCGTTCCGGGCTGGGGGACGCGGACGGTGATGGTGTCGCCGTTGCTGCCGGCGAACTCCTCGCCCGGGATCATGGTCGCGGTCCGGGGCAGGACGAGCGTCCGGGTGAGGAGCTCGATTGCCACCGCCGAAATACCCTGTGCGGTCAGAACCGCCACGGTCTACCTCCTGTATGTGAACCCGCGGCGGCTCTGGCCGAGCGGGGTTGATCAGAACGGACGTTCGAGGATCGACGCGGCGAGCTTGCCGGGGTCGACCTTCGGCTCGGACTCAGGTGCGGCGCCCGGGCGGAGCTTCTCCGTCGGCTTCCCACCAGGCCGGGGCTTCGGCTTGTCCTCGGCCGCGGTCTCCTTCGCGCTGCCGCCGAACGTGGCGAGCAGCTCGTCGGCGTCGGCCTCGAGCTCCTCCCGGGTGGCGCCCACCAGGCGCTTCGCCTGAGCGACTGACAGGCCCTTGTCGGCTCCGACCTCGATGCGGAGTAGCCGCTGTTCGGCTTCCTCCGCGCGTCGTTCGGCGCCGGCAGCCGCGTCCTGCAGCCGCTGCGTCTCCGACTTGTCCTTGTCCGCGGCGGCCTGCAGCTGAGCCGTCGCGTCCTTCAGCGCCTTCTCGGCGGCCCGGCGGGCGCGCCGCTCGGAGGCCAACGCCCGCTGCGCGCCGTCCTCACCTCCGCCGTCGGTGTCGGTCGACGTCACGTCGTCCTCCGCCGTCTCGGTGCCGGTGTCGGTGTCGTCCTCGTCGGCCATCACGGCCTCCCTCGTGTCACCCCGCCCTCACGGCAGGGACGGGCATCGCGCCCGGATTTGATCTCCGTCCCATCGCGGGGCGAAGACGTCTACTCGGCGGCCGCGACGGCGGCCTGGCCGGTCTGCTCGGCGAGTGCGCGGCGGAACCGGTTCAGCTGGTCGTCCTTGCCGGCGGCGGACTCGCGCCACAGTTGCTCGAAGCGGCGGGTGGTCGCGGGCAGCTCGGACCCCTCGAACACCGGCTCCGAGGTGCACGCACAGTGGTCGTGTGCCTGGAACCGGCTCGTCCGGTCGGACTTGTAGGCCGGGCCGCGGCTGGCGAGCATCGCGCAGAACGCGCACGGCTGGCCGGAGGTGACCCGCACCCAGCCGCGGGCCTTCGGATCCGCGCGCACCGTGTCATCCACCGTGCGGCGGCCGCCGTCCAACACGAGGCGGGACGCGGCGCCGGCGGCCTGGACCAGCCCAGTCCTCCGAGCTTCCCCCAGGGTCTGGCCGGCGCCGATCGCCCGGCGGGTACCAGCCAGACCGGTGGCGAACAGCGCCGCCTGGATGAGGCCGATGCCGATGCGGGGCGCGATCCGGGGAATGATCTCCCCTGCGACTCCCTCAGCAGCGCGGAACCGGGTGTAGTAGGCGCTGGCCAGACCCGACGAGGTGCTGTGCCGCTGCAGCACCAGGTTCACCGCGGCCTCGGTGAACGACGCGAAGCTTTCGTCGCTGCCGGTGAACAGGGGCCAGATCGTCTGCAGGTCCCGCGTCGTCGCCGCGCGCAGCGCGAGCTGCTGGCGCCGGTACTGGTCAGTCAGCTGCGTGGCCTCCGCCGAGCCGGCCATCAGGCTGGGGCGGGCGCGGGCGGTTCGGGCACCGGCGTCTGCGCGGGGAGGGCCGCGGCCTGCTGCTCGAGCAGACTGCTCAGCTGCGAGAACGCATCACCCTCTGCGGCCGCAGCACGCCACCGCTCGACCTGCTGCTGGCTGACGCCCGGGATCATTTCCCACAGCTCGGCCGCGGGAATGCTCAGCTGGCTGGCGAGCTTGCCGAGAGCGTCGGCGACCTGGGCGAGGCTGCGGGATTCGGTGTCGCGCCAACGCACCTCAGCGTCGGGGGCGGGTTCGGTACCCATCATCTCGCCGGCGAGTTCGAGTGCCTGTTCCCACGCCTCACCGACGACTGCCTGGTTCTCGGTGACCGCCCGGCGGTGGGCGGCTTCGGCGGCGACGAGCGCATCAGCGGAAAGGTTCACCAGCTCACCGAGCAGCTCATGCGCCGGCGTCTGGGAGATGGTGGCCAGGTGCTTCAGACTGGCCTCACGGCTGGCGATGTACCCGGACAGGTCGGTCTGCGCAAACTCGCCGATCTTCACGTCCGGGTCCTCGAAGTTCATGAACTTCGACGCCGACGCCTTGAGTTTCTGCTCCTCGGAGTCGGCCAACCAGCCGATCACCCACCGTTGGCGGAACGCCCCGTAGTGCTGCGCGACGAGCAGACCGAACGTGGTCACGTTGATCTGGTCCTGCAGCGGCATCAGCGGCTCGACGACACCGAGCACCTCCTCATCGAGGTCCTCGGTTTCCCGGACACGGATGACCGGGCACTTCCCCGCGTCATGCTTCTCCGGCTCGCCGACCATGGTCAGCCGGTCGGCGTCGGCCCCGGCCAGCATGTACACGGCCTGATCGTCGTAGAACCGCCAGCCGGACCGGCGTTTCTCCAGGGCGTAGCGGGGCCAGTCGTCGTCATCGCCGTAGGCGGCGGTCAGGCTCCGCGGCGACACCCCACGGATCACTGGCACCGGATCACCCGGCAGAACCGTGATGTAACTGGCGCCGTAGGCGAGCGCGGCACGGTGCACGCCGATCTGGCGGGCGTCGAGCCGGTTACGCTGCCACGCTCCCCACGCCGGAACATCGTCCGCGGCGCGCGGCACCCGGTACCCGTCGACGTACATCGCCTGCACCCGGGCACCAACGACGAACCGCAGCATGTTCACCCGGGCGAACTTCGCCATCCGGTGCAGCTCCTGCGGCGCGGCCTCAGGCAGACCGGACAGGCGCCGGTCGGGGTCGTCGCGCAGATACTCCCGGATCCGCTTCAACCGCGGCGCTTCCTGCTCGCGCAGGTCGAGCAGGAGACGGGCCTGGGCGACAGCACCATCGGCGGACAGCACCATCGTCAGGCCCTCCTCTCCTCGTCAGAACATCGCGCGGCCGGTCCGCCGTCGGCGTTTCACCCAGGTCGGTGAGGCCAGGACCAGGCGTCGGACCATCCGCGCGCCGATGACGCACACACCGGCGTCGATCTTGCGGGGCGAGTCGGGGGATTCCTTCCCGACACTGACCCCGTACCGGTTCGGCCGGTTACGCATGTTCGCCACATGCCGGGCGAGCACAGCGCTCCCGTCATGGCTGAACTTGCGGTCACCGATCTCGGCCGCGACGAGCTCGGCGGCCTTGGTGAACTCGAAGGTGTGCGAGCGCATGTCCCAGGCGATGCGCTGCGGCTCACGCCCACCCGGCACGGCGTGCACGCACAGCTGGTTCCTGCCGCCCAGCAGCTCGGGCCAGTCGACCTTGACGAACGACTCCCATTCCTGGACGTCGGCGAAGAACCCGACGACGTCCCATCGTTCGATCGCCGCGCGCACCGCCCGGTCCACCGCGGCGACCGGCACCCCGTCGGTCGTGTCATGGCGCGGGTCGGGCTCCCAGGCCTCGACGAGGAACACGTGCCCGTCCTCGATGCGGCACCCGACCAGCGCCGTGGCGTCCCTCGACTTCGACCCGTCGAAGAACAGCGCGACCGGTTCGCCGTCGGCGACGGCCTTGGCCGTGTCGGCCAGCTGCGACCAGGCCTCGGGCGTGGTCCAGGCATCCTCGGCGGCGATGGGCCGGTTGAGGTACTTCCGCTTCGACTCATCGGGGCGGGCGTTCAGCGACCAGATCCGGTTGATGATCGGCCGCAGGTCCTGCCAGGGGCAGTCCGCGTAGACGTGCTCGAGCGCGGCCAACAGCGACGCCTCGTCGTCGAGGCGGGTGTCGGCCGGGGCGATCCGCGCGTCGTAGAGGATCCGCGTCTCCGCCCGGCTGCGGCCCTCCTCCTGGGCCAGCCACGCATCCCACGTGCCCTCGGCGACCGAGTCGATGCCAGGCACCCAGGCGTTCGACGTTTCCAGCATCCGGGAGCCGGACTTCGCGAGGTTGTCCTGGATGGTGGAGGCGAGCTCCACACCGCCGTTGTTCGGTTTCCAGTGCTCGGTCTCGTCCGCGATGCAGAACGACCCCTCAGCCCCTTCCGCCGCGGTCGCCGAGGAGGTGATGACCTCCAGCGTCCCCTCGGGGAGCCGGTAGTACTTCACCTTCCCCGGGTCCAGGCCGTGCCCCTGCACGACCCGGCTGCCCTTCGGGGCGAAGGCGCGGACCATCCGCATGGTGTTGCCGGTCTGGGACTCGGCGGTCGCGGCGATCTGCACCAGCGGCATGTCGACCGGCTTACCGACCACCTGCCCCTTGCGGTGATCGATGTCGTGCACCCGCACCGGCGCGCAGAACTCGATCAGCCCGAGCACCGCGGCGAACGGCGACTTCCCCGACCCCTTCGCCAGGCGACGCACCCCGTGGTGGAACAGCCACCTGCCCTCGTCATCGACGGCGTACCACCACAGCACGAACCGCATCTGCCCCGCAGTGAACTGGAACGGCCTGCCGGCGCGCGGCCCGTTCGGCTGGACCAGCCAGTGCTCCGCCCACCACGCCGCCTCGTAGCCGAGGGTCAGCTCAGGCAGGCCAGGGGGGAGGGTGACAAGCCGGTCAGCCGGAGAGAGCGCGCCGCCGGTACTCATCGAGCTTGGACAACGCCCCCTCCTCGGCCGGCTCCTCGTCGGTGCGGGTCAGTTCAACGCGGGCCCGGCGCCGTTCCCCCTCGGTGACCATCAGCCCGGTCATCGCCTTCAACCAGGCGGCCAGGCTCGCCCCTTTGACCGGCATCGTCGCGGTCAGCGGCTTGCCGGTCTCCTCATCGCGGCCGACGATCTGCGGCTGCAGCTCGCGGGAGATGACCTCGGCGAGCAGGTAGGCCGTCGCCCAGTCCGACGGCTCGTAGTACACCGACTGCCCCGACTCGGCCAGCGCCTTGTACCAGCGCCGCGCGATCGGATGCCAGTCCCGCGCAGCCGCCGGCGGCTGCGCCTTCCCCGCAGGAGCGGCCGGCGCGGACCGCACCTCCACCTCGGGCTTGTTCGCCCGCCGACGCTGCGCCTGCCGCTTCGGGACCGGACCGCCACGGCCAGGGACGCCAGACATGCGGACCTCCCGTCAGAAGAGCGCGGCCTGCGCGAACTGGTCACGCTTGATCGAGTTGCAGAGGAAGTGCGCGCACTGGACATTCCACGGGGCGTGGACTCCGCCCAGCTCGACGCCGGCCGCGAGCGGAACGATGTGGTCGATCACGGGCGACTTCGGGTGTGGGACCTTCTTTGTCCGGGCCACTCGCTTACCGCACAGCTTGCAAGTCCAGCGGTCCCGCTCGAAGATCTGCCAGTCGCTGACCTCGGCAACATAGGCGGCGCGTTTCGCCGCTCGCCGTCGGCTCCTGCAGAGGCGCTTCTTGCACAACTCCGAGCAGGTCTGTGTCTGCGGCTGGTCGTGGATGAATGGCTTGCCGCAGCGCAGGCAACGCCCGGCGTACCAGCGACGGCGAAGCCTCGGCTCCGGACGCGCCAGCGGGACTGGCGACGCCCGGCGTGGTGCGCTGCCGCAGTAGAGGGCCACCTCCTTCGATCGGAGCTGACGGCTTCGCGCTGCGGCCCGCGCAACGCACGGGCGACATCGGGTGGTCGACCTACCCTTGCGCACCTTGATCGAACAGCCGCAGTCCTGGCACCGGCGGGTCTCTCTGTGCCGGTCCTCAGGTCGAGCGCCGGTTGCGGCCAGGAGGCGCTCGCCGTAGGCGCGAGTGTGAGCGGACACGCATGGCCGGCACCGCGTGCCTCTTCCTCCCCGCTTCCGCCTGTCGATCCGAAAGTCGATGATCGGCTTCTCCGTGTCGCAGCCGCGGCAGAGGCGAACGGTCTCCACCCGGCACCTCCCGGACATGCGAGAGGCCCGCGCCGGGAGACGCGGGCCTCTTCACCCACAGCGATCAGCGCGGGTGCTACGGAAGGTGACGACGGGCGGCGCGCGGGGGGCGTCCCGAACGTCATGACCCGTAGTGGATCTCCGGCTGTATGCCCACCGGTCAGGGGACCCCCCGGGGCCGGGGGTCCTCCCCCACCCCCGACCGGCGCGCGGTCACTCAGGGTGAGGCAACAGGCCTGGGTGAGGCTCGGCAGGGCGTCGGCGTGCGGTGTAGCGCCGGTTACTCACGGCCGCGCCCTGCCGGCCGCTGCGGGTGGCGTGGCAGGGGTGGCACACCCCGCGCAGCTGGGAGTCGCGATGGTCATCGGATGCGCCCATGTGGTCGACCTCGACGGACGGGGCGAGGTGGCACAGACGGCAGGTCGGGTCGCGGGCGAGGATGCGCCGGCGGATCGCTGGCCAGCCTCGAGGCAGGGGGCTGCTACGCCTGCTGCTACCCACAGGCAGGAGTGGGGCTGGGCGCGGGCGGGGCGCAGGCATGGGGGTGGGGGGTGCACTCAGGGGGGTGGATCTTCTCCCACTCGCAGCAGAAGGCGGGATCCCGACACAGACGCTCGATGACCTGCCCGAGAGGGATCATGTCCGAGAGCCTCACCCCACCAGCCCCCTTGCCACGCTGTGCGGCTGGCGCCCCGGGCAGACCCAACAGGGCGCCAGCGCCCTCAACGTACGACAGCGCCCCAGACCTGGCACGGGCACAGGCGGGACGCGCGGTGTCGATCCCTACCGATACGGGTGGGAGCACATCACGTATACGGCTAGTCGATCACCGGCGTCAAGCCGACACGCCTACGGTTGCGCCGTGTGGCCGTCCTCGCGGCCGACACCCGCATCAGCTGCGCGCCGTCGTAGCGCGGCACCCATCGCCGCCCGACGAGCACACGGTCGACCCGAACCAGGTCGCCGTCGCGGGCGTAGAGCCGAATGGTGCTCTCCGGGATACCGGTGACGTGAGCGAGCTGGGCCACCGTGCCCGCCGCCACCGTGCTCACAGCGGGTCGTCTCTGCTGCGGTCGAGGTACTCGCGATCGATCGGTGTCGCCTCGGCCTCGGCGACAATCCGCATCCGTGGCTCGCAGCCGCTACGGCTGGCCGCGTTGACCGCCTCGGCCAGCCGACGCGCAGCCACGGCCTCGGTGTCATCCAGCTCGAGGAGCACCGTCGTGCTGCCATCACATCCCGCGACACGGACGATGTAGCTGCTCACGCGGACCTCCGGTCACCGTGCATCAGGTCGAACAACTCGGCCCGGCCCTGGACCCCGACCCAGACCCGGCGACATCCCGGACAGCGGATCGCCGCAGCCTCGGACTCGGCAGCCGCGGTCGGGTTACGGACATACAGCCGGGCCGGCCGCCAGACATCCACCGGGCCGGCGTCCGGGTCGCTCCGGCGGCGAGTCGTGGTCCACGCGGCCGAGGCTGCCCAGTCGTACTCCCGGCACACCCCATCGACGAACTCGGCCAGCGGCTCCCAGTCCAGTCCGGCCCACGCCGCGGTGTAGGGCTGACGGTCCGATGGGCAGGGGTCCAGGCGCATGGGCCGCAGGTCCATGTCCAGGGCCTCACGCGCCCGTGTCCGAGCCAGGGTCAGGCGGGTAATGCCCACGGTCACCCAGCGCGGCTCCGCGCCGCCTTCGGTCAGCTGGTCCACGAGCATGGGCACATGGGCCAGCGCGGACATGCCCCGTTCGCGCCGGGCATGTCCAAGCCGGTGCCGCAGGTCCGCGACGAGCTCCGTGGCCGCGGTCCAGATCTCTTCCTGCGCGGTCAGGATGCCCAAGTCCAACGGGGGCCGCGACCCGGGCACGGACCGGCCGCCCTGACCCGGTTTCGTGGTCGCGGTCAGGGTGGGCCGTGCCCAGCCGGCGCCGCCGGTGATGCGCGGGTCCGGACCGGGAGTGCACACCTGTGTCCACTGGTCCGGGCGATGCCCACGACGGTGGTGGGCACACCAGATGTCCGCGGTCCGGGTGACTGTGGACCTGTCCGGCCCGTCTGCCGGTTCGGCGCCCAGCGCAGCGCCCAGAGCGCGATAGAGGGACTCCAGCTCGGCGACGAGGCCGGACAGGTCATCGGTCACGGGGACATCATCTGCCCGGATCGAGAGGCAGTGGACGCCACGTGCCCGCGGCTTTCATGTCCGCGATGCGCCGGGCTTTCGCGGCCCGGTAGCGGTCGAGCCAGGCCGGGCCTGCTCGGCGCATCAGGGCTTCGATTTCGGTCACGAGGGCGGCCAGGCCGTCCTCGTCGGCGAGCCACAGGACCCGGGTCCGGTCCTGGGTGCGGTTGATCCGGCCCTCGACGAGCAGGGTCACGAAGTCCCGCCCATCGGACGCGTTGTGCGCGATGGCCACGTCCAGGCCGGCCAGCAGGACCGCGTTGGACGTGTCCACGACCACCGCGTTGCGGTCATGCGGACCGCCCGGGCCGGCGATGTCCCCGCCGAGGTCTCGCGGGTCGTCAGGGCTGATCCGGGGCACTGTCGCTTCCTCCCTGTTCCCAGTACGGGGCGAGCCGGCGGGCCCGGAGGCGTAGGAGCCGGATCTGCGCCGCCGCACCGACGCGGTCGCCGGCGGTGAGCGCCTGGTCGAGCGCGAGGGCCAAGACCTCGAAGGACGGCGTCGTCTCCAGGCCGTCCTCCTCTTCTTCGCGTGGCTCGAGGTCGGCCGTGTAGATGCGGGCGTACCGGCCATCGCCTCCGGTCGGCTCATAGCTACTGGTCATCGCCGGGTGGCTCCTGTGGCTGCGGGGCAGGCGGGGTCGTTCGGGGCGACGGCGATGGACCCGCGGTTGGCGTCACCCTTGTAGATCACGCACACGCGGTTGCGGCCGTCACACTTAGCGGCAACGTTCGAGAAGCCGTCGGGGAAGGTCAGGACATCGGCCGGCTTGTCGTTGCGGTTCGCGACCGCCGAGTCCCGGAACGGCTCGGTGGCCTTGCCCGTGCACCCCGTGGCCGAGGCGACGATGGTGCCCCCGAGAAGGGCCGTGGCGAAGAAGCGACGTCCCGCGAGGCGGGCGGAGCAATGGTTGAGACCTGTGGATCGGTTGGGGAGGGCGTACCTTCCCGGTGATCGAGGTTTGGGTCTCAGTCAGGCCGACGTTGGCGCGTCGGTCGGGAAGGCACGCCCGTGCTCACGGTAGTCCCCGAGGAGAACACGCCCGCTGATGGTTCGGCGGGTAGCCCGTCGCTGATCGATGAGATCGTCCGGGAGGGTGCCCGGCGGATGCTCGCGGCCGCGTTGGAGGCCGAGGTCGACGCCTACATCGCCGAGCTCGCTGACCAGCGTGACGACCGTGGCCGC